CCTAGCTTTGAACTTTGGTGTGAATTTGGCTCCAGGATATTCGTATGTAAAGAAGTCGCATAGTTCTTGTTCTATGCTTGGGTCAGAGAAAACTCTAACGTAAACTTCATCTAGTTTTTCTATTTTGATCATGATCCTGCGAGGAACTTCTTCCACTCGATACCATTTTTAATTTGCCACTCACGGGACTTGATTTGGCTCATGATTGATTCGAGAAAATAAACTATCGTGTTTAAGTACTCTAGTCTCATTTGAATTTTATTGAGATCGTCGTCGCCTGTGAGAAATTCATCCATCTCATTCTTGAGTGGTTTCACTCCTTGCCACTGTTCCCAACCTAAGCTAGCTAGGTCCTCGCGTGACATTTCCCCACGATAATAACGAAATTTGTTTTTGCGTAGAACGTTGTAGTCTGCCTGCATTTTAATCTGCTGCAGCTTTTTGTTGATCAAGATCTTAATATATTTTGCGTGCAACTTGGGTGTTGCGGTTGATGCTTCGCCAAGATAATTATCATCTATTGCGGAGTCTTTTTCCCATTCATCTTGTAATTCTTCAATATTCATAATAACCTCACGAGTGATATAATCTATTTATTCGAACTTATAATATCCATATTTGAAGGTTACGTTGCCGACCAAATACTGAACGTCGCTGTTGTCGGATTGAAACACTAATGAGTCTAATGCTATAGGAAACATATCAACAAACTGTACCGTCTTAACCACTCTGTTATTTGAACTCAAAATAGAAAGAGTACCATCAGAGTAGTTTTTAGCCAACTCTTTAATCAAGCCGCGCTGATCATCAGAGAAATATGTGACGTATTGTTCATATGATTGTGGAAATCCCAGTGCAGTCAACCAGTTAAAAATAGATTGATAGTTATGCATCTGTTCATCGACCAGAAATTTAACATTGAGTGTATCATATGTCAAAGTTTCACCTGGTATTGGTTGCATAGAAAATGGAGTTGCAAACTCTGGGGATCCTAAAGTCATTCCAGGAAGGTTCACTTCTTGACAAAAGAAAGAAACTTCTGGTAATTTTTCAATGGAGAACATGAACCCATTCGGTGAGAGTGGATTGATGTTGTCTGGTATTGGGCAGGTTAAAGTATTTCTCATAAGATTATTTAGGCACCTTTTCTAATCGTTTAATGTCTTTATAGTAACCACGAATACGAATTCCATTACCAAGAGCATTAATATTATATTTTGGATTTTCTTTACACCAATTTGATAAATTAGTTACTTGTATCGTCGTGTTATTTTCGAATGTTATATCATAAGTTTCTGCATTCGTTTCAGAAGATCTAGCTCGTTGTTTCGCCGTCGGCGTGGCACCTAGCATTGGATGTTGCAATCCATCTGAATATTGTTTCTTTTTAGTTTCACTTATTTTTCTTTTTACTTCTTCTGAATGTTGTTTACCTAAAAAATTTGGGTTTATTCTACTTGGATTTAAATCACCGGTAGCAAACCCTACGCTTCTATTATTCCAATTCATACATAATGGATCATCAATATATTTATTAATAGCGAGTTCTTCTGCTAAACACAAATCTTCAAATGATGTATGTTCAGATAAAATCTCTCTACTTAATTGAGATTTATCTTTTATAGACTTTACCCATCTTCCAGAGCCGAGATAATTTTTTGAATATTTTCTAGAACATCTTCCGATGTAATATTTTCCGCTAGTATGTGTTGTTTTATATATGAACATAAGTGTAAAGGTTATAAATCTATTTAGTTAAAAAAGGGAGAGTTTTAAACTCTCCCTTAAAATACAACTCTTAGTGGTTGTATTAATCAAATTTAATATTACATTAAATTGGTTACGCGAACTCTACGGTAGTAGTAGTTCACGTTCGCAGTCAAGTTGTCTTGACCAGAAGTGCCGTCATCCAAGTTAACGAATGGGTTAGCAACTAGACCGTAGCGAGTCTTGAATCCAATCTTAGGTTGGAAGCTGTTAGGATCAACAGCGCGAACCATTTGTAGAGGAACGTATGGGCAGTAGAAAATACCAGCGTCGAAGGCAGACTGACCTTTGTATCCGCAAACGAAGTACTGAGTAGCAGATACGTTTGCAGTATATGGATCAACATACACTTTGTACTTGCCGTTTAGAATACCAGCGAAAGTAGTAGAAGTGTCATCTACGTTCAGGTTGTTCATGCCGTTTAGAGCAGAAGAGTAATCAAGAACACCAGCCATCGCCAATGCAGAAGCAACGTCTGCAGAAGTGATGATGAAGTTACCGCGTCCGCGACGAGTTTGCTGACCGATAGCATTTGCTTCACGTTCGATTTGGAACATCAATCCCTTGAACTTTTCAACAGACCAACGACCGTTAGAGTCAACGTCCAAGTCGAAAGTACCAGCAGTAGCAACACCAACTGCAGCACCTGGCTTAGCAGTCTTGTATACAGTACGAACAACTTCACGGTTGATTTCAGCAAGGATTTCTGTAGAAAGAATGTTGCTTAGTTCACCTTCAGCGTCAAGACCATGAACAGACTTCATGTCTTGTGCCAATTCGATAGAGTATTCTGCCTTCAAAGCACGAGTCTTTGCAGTTACAGAAGTCTTTTCGATAGAGAAAGCCATAGCACCGAAAGTACCGTCGCCAGAACCACCTTGACCTAGACGTTCTGCATCAGCAGTTGCTAGACCAGTACCAGTAGTTTCAGAACCACCGAAGTCATAAGTACCAGAGTGTACTGGAGATGCAGCGCCAGAGAAGTCTGTGTCAGCTTCGTTGAAAAGAGCTTCAGTACCACCTTGAGTGCTGTAACGGCTCTTCATAGCGAAGATCAAACCAGTTGGCTGAGTCATTGGCTGAACACCAGCGATATCATAAGCGATAAGCTGAGGCATAGCACGGCGAACCAAGCTGATCAATACTGGGTCGAACTTAGCAACACCACCAGTGTCACCATAAGAACCAACAGAGTTAGCTGGTGCAGCTTCGTGTAGTTGACCGAACGCATCAGAGTACTTACCTGATTCGCGTTGCTGGTTTTCTAGAAGAACAGCAGTTACTTCTTTACGATATTTGTCTTTGATTGGGGCAGAACCTTCGTGTTCTAGAACAGGTGCCCACTTTTTAACTAAGTCTTGACGATTTGTAGTCATTTTATTTTCCTTTTTATTTGCGGTCTAGCATGCTTAAGTAAGCAGCCATAACTGGGTCAACAGATTTTGCTTCTGTCAGTGATTCAACTGGAGAGTCTGTTACTACAGAACTAACTCCTGCATGTTGTGCCTTGTTTGTGAAATAGTTTTCACGAATTGTCTGCACTTTCTTCTTAAAAGATTCTTCATTGTCATATGAAAGTTCTTCTACAAGACCAGTGAACTTCTCAACTTCTGTGTCGGTTAGACCTTCACAGCTTTCAGATACAATAGCCGAGCGAGTCATTTTACCTACAGAAGTGTGTAGTTCAACGTTCGCTGCAACTTGTTCGTTAAGTTTAGCTTCTAAAGATTCAACTTCTTCTTCTAATGCACCAAGTACATCAAATTTTTCTTCTGGAACATCGATATAATGTTCTGCGAATAGATCTTTCAATCCACCAATGAAGCCTTCTAAAATATCAGACTTCATACCACTTTCAAGGGCAATCTCATTCTGTTCAATCCACTGCTCAACTACGTAGTTGAGGTATCCATCAACCTGCTCAACAATTCCCTCTATATTCTGCGCCAGTTCTTCAGTAATTCTGGCTTCGAATTCTTCTTCGATTCGTGCAACTTCTTCGTTAACACGAGTCATGACAGCAGCTTCAAAAATGGTAGTAGCTTTTTCTCTGAATTCTTCAGAAAGAGCTTCACCACTCATAAGTGCGTCGATATCTTCTTTAACACCTTTAACTGCAGCACCCTTACGCACTGGAGTTTGGTCACCAGCTTCAGCGCTGCTATTTGCTGGATTTGATTTCTTAGCAGTACCACCAGTAGCCTCGTCTTCGCTGTCCACATTGTTTCTAGCGTTATCTGGGTTTGGTGTTTCTCCACCGTTTGGTACAGTGTTCTTAGCTGAACGAATAGGTGCTTGATCGCCAGCGACTGCTCCATGTTTGCCTGAATCTGAGCCACCTTCGGCTCCGGCGAATTTAGCTTCTTCTAGTTTAGATTCGGCTAGAATCGCTGCAATTTTTTGTTCGATTGACATCGTTGTTTCTCCTGTAACTTGATAGTTCTTAATTATTTATCTGACTTTTCTCAGAAATTCTTGGAAAGCACGTAACTTTGCTTCCTGTAAATTTTTAGAAGATGCCTTTCTAATAGACATCTGGGCTTCTTCTATATTTTTCTGCACGTACTTTCCATCAACAAAAACCCACTCAAACCCTTCCATGATGCCTTTAACAAATGCATCAGGAGCGGATGGGTCGGCGACGATATCTGCCGCTGTTGACAGCATGAAGTCGTCTTGAACTATTTGGATACCTTCGTTATTAACTTTAAGTGATCCTAGTGCTCTGCTAGAAACGCCAAGGTTTGCGCCGCCATCTAAAAGACCGCGAGCGATTTTTCCCATAGGTGTTTCAAGAATCTTTGCTTTACCAACCCAGTTTGTACCTTCTTTACGAAGAGAAGTGATCAAGTGAGACACACGATCTAAATTGATCGCTGGTGTATCTGGATGACCTAACTCGCCATAAGCACGATTCTTTTGAACGTAGTTTTCAGTGTAGCGTTTGACTTCAGAGTCCATAACGCTTTCTGGATACATACGTCCATTTCTGTTCTTTAATTCTGACTGAAGGAAGATGCCTTCGATGAAGTACTCTTTTCCTTTGCCGAGCTTTGACTCGACAATAAGATTGACGGATTCTGTTACTTCTCTAATGAGTTTCATGATTAGACCTTATCTGGAGAACCAGAAAGTGTAGTGCTAGCACCAACACGAGTTTCATCATCGTATGCACCGTATACTACAGTTTCGACCTTAGTAGACCAACCAGCAACTTTACGTAGAACAAGATATCCAACAGCAGCAGCGCCAGCAACAGTGATGACGATATCAGAAGTGTTGTTAACTGTGTCGCTAATGCCGTCTTGCGTTAAGTTGATAACTGGAGCGTTTTCTGGAGCACATGCCATAACAACAGTGCTGTTACGTTTAATGGTCACTGCAGAAGTTAGCAGACCAGTACTGATTAACTTAACGATGTTAACAGTTGGGGTGTCTGAGTTTCTAGCTTGTGTACTAGCAGTGAGGTTGGCGATTGTGATCGTACCATCGGTTGAACCCGAAGCACCCTCAAACTTAATGACGGTTTCTTGGTTAGTATTTTTAATTGTTGTTAATGCGACAGCAGCCATTTTATTCCTCTAGTTTTTGTAGAACATAAAGAAAGTTCTCTTTGGACTTTCTCATATGATCCACTATTTCTTCTTGGTCTTCCAATAATATATTTAGTTGCATTTGAGTAGCCTCACTAATTGCAACTACACTTCCATCAGAAAGTTTATAGTGTATTTTATTTTCAACAATACGATCAAGTTTGTTTAATTTGCGTATTTCATAAACAACTGGATCTAAAGTAAATAAATTAGAAGAAGCAAATTCGATATATGACTCTATTAAAGTATCAGTGATCTTAACATTGTAATGTTCTTTTATTATATTCGCTATCGTATTATTATCGATCTCTTCGTATAACTCTTCAGTGATTTCTTGCTCTAGAATTTGTGATTCTTGTTTTAACTTAATGTATTTTCGTGCTTCTTCTAAAGACTTGAACTCAGTTTCTTCGTTATTAACTAAAATTAAATCTGAGTCAGTTTTCTGTATGGTATTTCCATAAGAATGAATTGACTCAACAATCATGTGATCGTTGTTTAGTGATTTATAGAACTGAGAGAATTTCATTATTCTTGTTCTGGTTCTTCACTTGTATTAATAAACATATTAGAAGCGATGTTGACTCTCATATCATCCAGTTTAGCAGAAATTTTATCTGCCATAACTTCTTTGAATGCCGCTTCAGTGTCTACCGCATCATTGTTAACGATCGCGTGAATTAAATCTAATGTATCCATTTTATATTATCCTTGTTTCTTAGGTGCTTGTTGCGGTTGGACTGGCTCGGGGTCAGGCTCCGCATTAGCCATTGTGTAATTTTGCATGGCAGCTTGCTGCACGCCAGCCATCATACCTTGATGATCACTATAATGTAGCTGATCTTCTTTCTCAGCTTCCATCTGCTCATCGTTTTCTTTAATCTCTTCATCGTCTTGTCTTAGAACATTACGACGAATCCATTCATTGGAGTAGTACTTACCTACGTATGGATCTAGCTGTTGTAGCATTTGAATACGTTGCAGTAGAATCTCGTTGTCTTTTAGTTCAGTGAAGTAGTTATCTTTAGTGAAGCTGTAGCGAATGTTTTGTTTAATGCCATCCCACTCGTCGGGTCTAATGATTCCCTTGGCAATTAACTGTACACGTAAAGCATCGCTGAACAAATGCGCAAACTTCTTACGGATTCTAGTAATGAACTTATTGAACTTCAGTTCTTCACGAGTAATCTCAGTAGAACGTCCAAGATTAAAACCGCTAGTCTGTTGTAAACGACCAATAGGAACATTCAATGCTTGATATAACTTCTGTTGGAAGTACTGAATATCTTGAATCTCACCAAGGTTTTGTCCACCAGGCAACGTAGTGATTTCAGTACCTTTACCACCTTCGCGTCGTGGCATCCAAAAGTCTTCCATCATAGACAAGTGGCGACGGTCATCTCTGGTTTCACCAGTAGTTGCATCATACACGATCTTGTTGCGGAACTTATTCATGATATCGTTGACGTATTGTTCTGCCTTCAGCTTAGGAAGGTTACCGACGTCAACGTAAAAAATTCTGCGCTCAGGTGCGCGAGAGATACGATAGATAACAACTGCATCTTCGATCATCTTTAACTGATTAACTGGTTTGATTGCCTTATGTAAGTGGCTCATCATCATACCAGTGTTTGCGTCCATCAATCCAGATGGGCAATATAGAACAGAATCTACAGCCAGCTTAACACCCTGCGTGGTCTGTTCAGAAATACCTTTATCATTGTATAGATAGTACTCTTCGATTTCTTTAATAACATCAACACCCTTTGGGCTGCGTTCTTTCTTGATGTTCTTAATCTTACGAATTTTACGAGGATCAATGAATCGTAGTTCGACGATACCTTGTTTGATGTTTTCTTCATCGAGCAAGATGTTATAATAAATACGACCATCGATATACCATGACTTAAAAATCTCGTGTCCTTTTTCTTCAAACTTCAAAAGGTTCAACACGTTTTTGTATTCTTCGCGAATCTTTTTCTTGATAGCGTCAGATACCTTTAGATCATCTAAATTTATTTCAATCGGTTGTTCATCATCAGAAGCGATTGCCTCATTAACGATGTCTTCAATCGCTGCGTCGCAGTCAGCATATTGAGATGCTTCGCGGTATCGACGAATAAGATCGTTTTCATTTTTAATAATACCCTCGATGTCCATCACCGTCCCGTAATAGGACGATGACGAACTCGTGAATACGGCAGTTCCGTCATCAGAAGTGGGAGTTATTACATTCCCAGCTTCTTTGACTTTCTTTCGTTGTATCTCAAAGCCAAATAATTGCATTATGTTTTTGCTTCTTGAATACCTATTAGACTGTTACGCTGATGTAAGAACCATCGCCGATAGTACCACCAGTAACACCAGTGTTCCAGTAGTTGTATGTGAATGTCACAGTGAAGGTTTCAATCGCGTTTCCGTTCTCATAGTCAAGCTCAATAGTTCCAACTTCAGTTGGAAATGCGTCAACGAATTGATATGATTTGATAACATCACCGTTACGGTCTAGCTGGTTAACTGTTAACTGAGCTTGATAATCTGCTGGGTTAGTGATACCGTTTGTGGTATTAACTTGTTGAATACCGTTAGCCCAAACTTCCATGGCGTTACGGATTGCAAAATCAGTATCGTTATATACTGTGATAGTCCATGGTGCGAAAGTGCGCTCGCCAGCAAAGTTTACTGGACGACCACGATACTGGATCGCGATGTTTTCGATTGTAGATGCTGGTAGTTGCGCTGCTTTACATAAGAACATCGACTTCGTACCAACCATCGCTCCTGTTCCCACGAATGCTGGAAACCCTAACTCAACTCTAAACTGGTTGGCACGTGCGCCACCACCAGCCATCATTGATTTAAATTCTGAAATATTTGCCATTATTTTCTCCTTGATTTACTTATTTCGAATAAAGAGGGAGACGAAACTCCCTCTTTAATTTCATTATTAGCGGCTGAAAGTTACGCCAGTTTTAGTGGCAATGAAGTTCAGAGTGATGTAGTTGATAGAACGAGCAGGCTTGATATAGATATCAGCAATGAATTCGTTCGCATCAATAACTTCTGCTGTGTTGTTCGAAGTATCGCACAGCACCTTGAAGTCAGTAATACCACGACGACCCTGAACATCACGTAGGTAAGGTTCAACGATATTTCTGAACTGAGCTCTGGTGAATTCATCGTTGTATTCAAACAACTGATATTTAGCTGCTTTCGCAATAGTCTTCTCAAGAACGATAAACAGACGGCGAACATTGATGCGATCAAAAGCAGATGGCTTAGTTTGCATAGTTTTGTCACCGAACAGAATAGTACCATCACCAGGGAATGTCGTCACTGGGTTAATACCAGCTTGGTAAAGAACGTCGCGTTGTGCTTGGTTTGGATTGAATGCCAACTTAGTCACATTCTTAATCTTACCGCGGTTAAATCCACCTGGAGAGAACCAAGTATCAGTCACGCTGTCTGTATAGGCACAGACACCAGCAACGTCACCGTTCAATGGAATCCAACGATACATATCGTTGTATTTATCGTATTGATACTTCCAACCAGAATCCATAACACCATAAGATCCTGCAACATCACCGACATCAACTGTATTTCTATAGTCTACCATTTGAGTGGCGATATCAGTACCAGAACCGATTAGAAGAGGTGCAGAAACAAACGCCACGCAATCTTGTCTCTTTGCAGCGATGTTCTCGATGATCCATGCTGCTGTATCGGCAGCCACATTTCCAGTTGGAATCAATGAAATTTCATACTGTGCAGTATCTTCAAAAGTAGCATACGCGTCCATGATATTTCCTGCAGTCATGCTAGTAGCATCAGCGCCGCCTGCTAAAGAGTGACCTTTAACTGGGTTCGAAGCTATAGCAGTGCTGCTAACGCCATCATCAATGTCGCGGAAGTTCACATATTTCGCAGCAACACCCCATTCAGAGCGAGTTGCGTCTGAAGTGATAGTTTCTGGGTGATCCAACCACCATAACCATGGGCTGCTGTTGATAACATTTTTATAGTAAGAGCTAGTGCCATCAGGATACTTGGCATCCAATGCCTTAGAAGCACCTTCCCATTTCTGAATAACAGAATCCTTTGTTCCAGTGATGTCACCAGTGGTGTCTATTAGAATCATGTGAAGTTCATCGTTTAATGCACCAACGTCTGCAGCGAATTTAGAAGTTCCTGGAGCTTTACTGAACTGATCTCCATATTGCCATTCTTTATCACATCTTGCTTTATTTAATTCAGCAGTGGCATTAGTAGTTAAGTTAAGAACATCACTCAATTCTACGCCAACCACAGCACCAAGTAGACTAGTGGTCGTAGTACTACCAATTTTATATCCAGCTAGTAAACTCATAGACAAAGTATCTGCCCCGTTGGCAGTCAATACTGCTGTGGTAGTAGAATTAGTTCTTTTAACGAAGAAAGATTTTTTACTAATTGCATATACATTATTTTTTTCATCCCACTCTTTGACAAATCCATCAAAAGTTCCGTATGATGTTGACGCTAAACCAGAACGCTGGAAAGTGATAGCCGCGTCTTGTAACTTTACCCCAGCATTCATGATTGCAGTCAATGCTGCGCACTCTTGAGCTAGTGTGATTTTGTAATAAGTAGCTGAAGAAACTGGACTAGTGGTAGAAACAACTCCACCAATAATATGAGCATATGGTTTTGAAGTTCTTGATACTCTTACAGTATTACCAGTTTGAGTTCTGATGGTTTTATTTGCGCAAGATTCTGACGTAACGGTGAACGGCACGTTTGCTGGAGTAGCCCATGGCTGAGCCGGTGCAGTTCCGATTGTTCCTGGTAAAACACGGCGAAGTTTTCTAAGTTCTCTTCTATCTTCGTACGTTTCAACATTAGTTCTAGCATAGAACTCACCATCAAGGGTTCTGTCGAATGTAGAAGAGTCGCACATACTAAAACGTAGAGAATTTCCTAGTTTTCCAGCATATTTGGCAGCAACCATTCCGTATATACCTTGACCGGCTGCCCAGTTATCATCATAATCGTCGTTATTTTTAACCTTAATGCCACTAGGAGCGACAGTTGCAGATAATACAACACCGCTACCACCACCGCCAGAAAGGCGAAGTGCTGGAGTACCTTCGGGTAAAGTTCCACTTGGCGCAGCATTATAACCGCTGCCAATAACTGTCATAGTGATTTTCTTAATAGCAGAAGTTTGTACTGGGATACTAGATGCAGTAAAAGTTCCAGTGGCTCTTGCGCTACCATCTGCTTGGGTGAATCCTGTGATAGTAGCAGCAGCAGTATATCCTCTACCTGCGTATGTGACTTCAATCGAAGTGATTGCACCAGAAGATACAGTGGCTACTCTTCCTTGGGCTTCGTCTAGAACGCTAGTTACAACACCAGTCGTTTGGTCTGTTGTGTCAACTGTTTCTTGAGGGTCGCTGAAAATAACGATATCGCCAACACTAAAACCAGTTCCACCATTAGTGATAAGTGCCGAGTTGATAATATTAATTGAACCAGATACTTGTGTGACAAGACCAGCACCAGCTAATACTGCAACTGCTTCGGCTTGAACGCCGTCGGCTTTATTTGGAGCAGAAATAATTACTGTAGGAACGCTAGTATATCCGCTGCCTGCGTGACCAGTCTGAGAATTTGGATTTGCAAATCCAATAGAAGAAATTCCGCCACTAGGATTAGCTACAGCATTTAATAGAGTGACAGAGTCGGCGCGGTTAACGTACAAGCTATTCGAATAATTTAAGAAATTCGCTGCAGTGAACCAAGACTCATATGTCGTATCATCTGGAGTGCCGAATACGGTTGCCAGTTGAGTCTCATTAGAAATGAGTTGTGGATCCATAACTGGACCCCATGCGAATTTACCGGCGAGCGCACCAGTACTCACAGATACCCTAGGTGTTACTTGGGTGAAGTCTTTTTCTATCACCTTTACGCCAGGGCTCAATTGTTTATTATCTGCCATATCTATCTCCTTACATTGTTTTTTATCATGTGCGTTTTTCAGACGCTAGTGCGGTTATCGCAACCTACAATTTATTTATAAAATTTTGAATTTCAGAAATTGTAGAGGGGTGTTTCTCTGTCATTCCCATCATCATAAAATCCGAAGGGAGTCAATTGTTCTTCAATCGCCTTAATCTTCTCTTGATACATAATTTCTCTTAAGTTAACATTATTTAGGTCTTTAAAATAAGCGTTAGATGTTAACCAACTGAACAACACTAAGCACATAACTAAGTCGTCGTGGTAACCATCGTCCGCTTCATAACTAGCTTTCGTTTCAATGAAGGTAGAGATCTCAGATATAATCTCCGCATCCATGATTAATAACTTATTCTCTTCAACTAGAGACTTAAAGTTATGACACCCAACTCGCTTGACCTTCTTGTCTGTAACGACTCCATACTGTAGAGTGCTTGCAGCGAATCCACTAGAAACTTTTTGCGATCCGCCTGCTCTAGATACGAATAACATATTTTCATACTCTAGCTCTTGATACAGAATATGCGCCACTTGTTCGCTTATGTTAGTTTCTAGAAGAACGTATGCCTGATTGTATTCCTTGGCTACTTTATATATGACGTTTGGATAAAGAAGTGGACTGATGTTGTTGTTTCTATACTTGCCGACTACCTTATATGGAACTGTAGTGATATCAATTAAACAAAATGCTGAATAGTCTCCGCCAACACCTTTAGCTACGTCTGCCACGATCACATAAGTGTGATTTCTGGTAGGCTTTTCGTATACGTCTAAGCCTTCGTTTTTGTATATAGGGTTGTTGTAAGACAATCGAGCAATAACGTCTGCATTGATAAGAGTGAGTGCAGAACCAAGGAACTTACATAGCACTTCTTGGTTATACTTAAGATCTCCAAGCTGACGTTTCTGTTCAAGTGCCCACTTTTCGTCACGCCCAGGAATCTTCCAGTATGGGATGAACATAGACTTGAAGTCATTGCGACCATTCTCAGCATCGTTCCAGAATTTCCAGAAGTGGTTATAACCAAGTGGTGTAGAAGTAATTAGAATCTTGGAAGTTGTGCCGGCAGAAATCGTCGGATAAACAGAAGTAAAGAACTGCTCAGCAACGGTGTTTGGAATAATGGCAGCTTCGTCAATATACAATAAGTTAACAGACTTTGAACGAATACCAGCAGCGGTAGTTGCAGCAGTAAATACCTTGGATCCGTTTTCTAACTCGACGTCGCCTTTATTCCAAGTCTTAATACCTTGCTGCATCCATAGTGGAATATTCTCATACATCAACTGATAACGAGATAAAATTTCACGAGAAGTAGATGCCTTGTTCGCCAAGATGGCAACGTTCTTACTTTCATTGAATATAGTATACCAAAGAATATACGCTGCTGAAGTAGTAGTCTTGCCTTGCTGTCGCCCTTCCATAAGAATAGTCTTACGGTTAGTGTGTATGAACTCTACCTTTTCTTTCTGGCAATCGTATAACTTGAATGGCTGCAGACCGTGGTCAATTGTTACAATGTAGCAGTAGTTGTCGATGAAGTATACTGGATCTTGAGAGCACTTGTAATACTCTTGCGCCATCTCCTCGGTGTACTGTATTTGTACACCGAGAGGCTTTAAATTTGCATTTGCATTATAGCCAGCTTCAGCCATTAAATGTTATTCGTCCAGTCTTCATTGGTCACGGTAGATGTTGTTGGATTTCCAGTGGCAGTATATGTTTCTACCGGAGAATTCCCAGGAGGTAGCACGTTATTTAAGTTAACAGTAACGTCTGTAATTATCTTGCTGCCGCTATTGACGTTACCGTATAGATATGTTTTGAGTGTAAATGTTAACGTATGCGTCACGAATCTTCTAGTTTGAAAGTCGCCATCATAATCATCTTGCACGCTAATAGAATTCAGAATTACTGGAATGTCCTGGATGATATTCATCTCAGGAACAGTCTTAATAGAAAGTGTATATTCTGGAGTGAATGTTGGTAGAATCTGCTCAACGATCTGAAGCGCATCTTCCTGAGTCTTAGTTAAAATATACAGAGAGATTTCAATGTTATATGGAACTGGACTAAAGACACTACTTGCAGCACCGGTACCATCGCCGCAAAAAATCTTTTGCATACGATTAGTTTTGCGTGTGGAGTCGTATGTATATCCTGTTATCTCGAAGGACAATCTTGGAAGAGTAGTATAAATGTGATTCTCTAAAGTTGGATCAGAATCTAAACGTACCAACCACTTTTCTTTTGGTGCATATGCCAGCGGAACCTGTAATCTTTGAATAGTATTTCCAGTTACACTATCTCCCTCTTTACGATCAATATAAATCGAACTAAAGAGAGAGCCAAAGGCTACAATCGTTTTACGGATTATACCATGGTAGAAAACATTGTTATTTAACATTAGTATCCTTAGGCAACTACAGCTTGGCAGTATAGCTCTGCTGTTGTCGTACCCATATTTACATAATTAAACATACCAGATCTAGTTATGCCAACAGAAGTAGTATTGTCTCCGTTACTCATATTACCGTTTGCGACTCCAGTAGTGATTGTTCTAGTAGAAGTTCCACTTACATTCTTAACGATCAATCTAACTTCTCTACCAGCAGACATATTTGTATGAGCGATAGTTATATTGCCAGTAACAGTAACTAGAACAACATCATCCGCTAAGTGGTCTAAAGTTAACGTTCCGCTAGATAGAGTTCCTGCATCTCTAGTAGATTTAACTGCGGAGAATGTGATGGTTTTATTCACAGCATCAGTAATCATGCTCATACCCTTACCTTCGATTAACTCGAGAGTATCTTCGGGTAAAGTCATATCAACGTCTGTGTCGTATGTGCCGTTTCTTTTCTTACATCTGTGTTTCTTAGTTGATTTAGCATTGTCTGTGATACTAATAGTATTACCAACAATGTTTAGAGACATTCTTCCTGATGGAGCAAATACCACTGAACTATCTGGAGCAGTGGCAGTATAAGAACCATCCCCCAAAACAGAAATAGTCTTAATAACACTTTGGCTAGAACCGTTGATAGTTACGTTCTTGCCGCTAGTAGTGATAGATACGTTTGTTCCAGCAACCAGAGTTAAACTATCAGTATTAGTTGTGGCAGAAACCGTAGTTTGCCCAGCAACAACTACGTTCTTAAAGATGGCTTGAGAAGAACCTTTATCTGTATTAGTAATAGAAACAGAACCAGTTGCAGCAGTATTCGCGCTAAGACCATCGCTAGTAGTTAGTGCGCTAACGAATGTAGGCTTATTGGTTAAGTCTGTATAAGAACCGCTGAACAACGTAGGTTTGCCAGTCAAGTCAGCGTAAGCGCCAGAGAATAACGTAGGCTTGTTGGTTAAGTCAGTGTAAGAACCAGTTCCTGCAACAGTTGCCAGTGTAGGTTTACCAGTTAGATCAGCGTAAGCGCCAGAGAATAACGTAGGTTTGCCAGTTAGATCAGCATAAACACCAGAGAATAGACTAGGTTTACCAGTTAGATCAGCATAAGCTCCAGAAAATATCGTAGGCTTGTTTAGAATCTGAGCTAAGCCGGTGGTCGCATTCCAATCACTATTAACTTGAGCAGCTGGAATAGTTGGAGTTCCAGAAAGTTTACTGTATGCTAAAGCTGTTATCCAAGATGGATTAGAATAACTTCCTGTTGTTACAACACCGTTGGTAACTGTTCCAGCATTACCGCTTACATTTCCTGTTACGTTTCCTGTTAATGCTCCAGAAAATGTAGTAGCAGAAACTGTTCCTACTACAGTGAGACCAGTATCACTAATTGTGGCACGTAGTTTATTTGATGTTGTGCCACCAGTGTGGAAAACGATATTTTTGGTAGCTGTTTGTGTTCCAATAGATAAGTTTCCACCATTGATGTACAGGTATCCGTCATTAGCTCCCATGATAGAGTAATCAACGTTAGAGAAAGTGCTAGAGTTAATACCAACATCGATATAATTTGCACTATCATTACCAGTGTCGTTAACAGCTACAAAATCAGCAGAAGCATTCGATCCAGAACTGTGATTTTTTATTACATTCTGAGAGTATGAGTTTACATTAGTGTCTGCTTGAATAGTTGCATTTGAAAAATCATAGTCATTATATGCAGTTCCAAAATGTGCCTGACCACTAACATTAATATCTGTTGCTGATAATTCTAATGTAACCAAACCGGCGCCATCTGTATTCCAACGATTACCAGTTAAATCGTATAAGAAACTACGACTAAATGTCTGACCGATTGGTCCTAATAGAATACCACCTTGATCTATATTAGATGCAGTAGTAGCACCAGAAGCTAGAAGTATAGTCTTTCCTGCGCTAGTAGGAGCAGTTTCAATATTAAAGTTGGTAGCTGTTAACGTGCCAGTAATAGTTAAATTATTAAATTGAACATTACTTGTAGTTGCAATCCCTTGGGGGAGAGTTAAAGTTAAGTTCTTACTTCCAGAATCACTAACTGCAATTTGACCAGTTCCTGATGCAGCCACTAATGTTTGAACACCAGTAGCATTAATACCTAAAGTAGAACCAGATCGATTCAAAGATATACCGGTACCGGCATTTGCTACAGTGATAACATCTGGTTTGTTGGATAAATCGCTATACGAACCACTCGTAGCTACCGTAGCTAATCCTGTAATTTGACTGGAACTAACTGCAGCGGTGCTCGTCCACGCTGTAGTTTGTCTTGTGCTATCGTTGAATGTGATACCACCAGTTGCATTACCAACAAAACTCAATCCTGTTGAATTGATATCTGCAGTGACAGTTTGAATCACATCACTATTGGTTGGAGTTAATTGGAAACGAACTCGAGTGCCGGCATAGTCATCTGTAAAGTTCTGAGTAGCCTGAATGTTAATTCGACCAATGCTACTAACGTATCCAGTAGTTCCCCAACCTTGCGTACTGATACGAAATAAAGTTTCATCACTCAAAGTTGCTGTTGGTGCACTAACAGTTCCGCCAGCGTGTCTGCCAGCAATAATTGGATATGTTCCAGTGCCAAACGAGTCAATACTAATACGAGTTGGTAGTCCATCTGCTCCTGTAATTTGTAACATCGTATTACTAAAGTTACGAGCTTGCTGCAGCCCAGTTGTATTTCCAACGATGCTTAATCCAGCTTCTGTTGTAGAAATATTAGCGGGTGGAATAATTGTAGTCAATCCACCTCTAGTGACCTCGAACGCTTTTCTTCCCGTGGAGCCTCGAACATTGATAGGTCTATTGAACTTCACAGTTCCTGTTGCTTGCGTTACACCAAATTCAATATCACGTGTTGAGTCGGCAATTTTGATTACATTATCTCGGAATGTGAACTCACCAACAGTCAAACCTTTACTGTTTTGGATATATAAATCACCGTCTCTGGCACCGATACCAATATCAGAACCTAACGTCTCATCTTGTACATATAACGTTCCTGGTCCTAGAAACAATTCTTTCCATCTGCGTGTTGGGCTACCTAAACTGCTAACGTTAGTAGCAATAGGCAAAATATTTGTATTAACGATGACATCGCCAGCACCTTGACTATCCAAGAAAATGTCAGTGTTTATTGCTGTTGTAATATCAAGCGCAGCTTTCTGAATTGGGCGTAATAGTCTAAATGATGCTTCTGGCAGTGGTTGAATTTGACCTAACCCAGCTAGATCTAAATTTACGATGATGTAACTTGCATACTGTCCAGTGCCACGACTCACGACTGTGCTTGGGACAATACCAGCACCAGTTAAAATGTCGTCAATCAGAATCGTTGAAACTGGAATATTACTACTTCCAGGAGTGAGTTGAAACACTGTCCAAGGAGCCACTACACCATTAATATTTCCATAAGTATCAATAGGTAAAGCATCGCTAGGTCCACTGCTACTATCCACTATACTCACTAAAGTATAGTTTGTGATGAATGCTTCAATTTGTAATTGGGTTTGTAAAACAGATCCAAAATCGCCGACCGTTAATTTTGGAACATTGACTGCGCCAGTACCGTTAGGATTAATTCTAATATCACCGTTTACAACACTACCATTTATGGTTTGGTTGTTAACTGATAAGTTTCCAAGGTTAGCTGCTGATAAAACTCCATCTGAATTGATGGAAAGATTAGAACCGACTTTTACGCCACCAAGAACAGAAGCTGTAGCTTTTGGTAGAGAGTATGCTGGGTTAGTTAACACCCAAGCTCCAGATATATAAATGTACGTGTTTGAGTTTGTAGTATTATACCACAACCAACCTTCAGATGGGGAAGTCGGCGCTGTAGCTCCTGTCGTAGAAGCTGCTGATAATCCTGAGTATAACTCTGTGAAGTTACTGTTGATTTTTATAAAAGCATTACGCAGGGCATCGCCTGTTTTATCGTTTGCTATCGTACCAGTAAATACTAATTGTTTTGACATTTTATTCGTAATCCGCTGAAATTTTATTG